AAGAATTTAATATATTCTTATTTTAAATGTCTCTGAAGTCCTATGTGTCGTCGAAGACTTTACTTAATTTATGTGGTAGAGACTTTCCAAAAAAACCTGAATATACGTACGAGGATATAGAATTTCCAGAGGGGTACACAAAACCAACGAAAGAAGAATTTGAAGCGAAGTTCCAAGAAATTATACGCGAGTATTCGTTTAAGGAACTCCGCAAAGAACGCAACAGGCGCCTCGTCGAGGTGGATTGGGTTTTCTCGACAGATTACCAGATCGAGGATACACTGTATAAAGAATGGCTCGCGTACCGCAGGGCTTTACGTGACCTTCCCTCGGTGACAGAGGATCCAGCGAACCCCGTATGGCCGGAAAAACCGGAAACGCCTAGGGGTAAAACGGAGGGGATCCAGACCCCACACTTCGTGGCCACGTTAATGACTGAAAACAGTCAGTTACGGTCAAAGGTAACAGCACTCGAGCGTAAATCGACAAAATTCGAGCTCGATATCATCGACATGAAACGACGTATTCAAAAGGTAGAAACTTAGAGAAATGAAACACTCCTTCCATAAGTATGGATAGTTTCGTCGAGGGTATAGGTCTCGTGAGTTCCATATTAATCACGGTGATGTTCGTACCCCAAATCATTCACGTATACAGGACAAAGGATACAGACGCACTTAATTATGCATTCTTGGGTATAAACATCGTCGCGAGTATTCTCGGTCTCGTGTACTCGATTTATTATACGGTCATTCCCATGATTGTCGCAAACACATCGGCCGGTCTATTTTCCATATCGCTCATCACGATGAAACGATTAAACGGTCGCCCCAAAGAAGTCTCGATGGTATAATATCGCACACCCTCTACGAGTGTATCCCACCCGTAAAAGATGTTTACTAATTATAGATGAACCACCACATTCTTACAGGGAAGGTTGATGTCACGAGTAATTTACTCGTCGGGTCGTCGCACTTATTCGTTGATACGACGAATAACCGAGTAGGTCTCGTTACGACTGACCCAGACGCCGGTTTACACGTAAACAGTAACGCGTACGTGAATACCGATTTACGTGTAGGTTCGCAAATCGAAATAAACACAACACCCGGACGCATCAAGGCTACATCGTTCGAAGGGGACGGTTCACTTTTAGTGAACGCTCCTGTCGGGTCACTCGCAGTACACAGTACGGATACGGGTCTACCCGGAACGGACGCGATTGTCACGAATGAGGGAACACCCACAGCCGCAGAGTTTAAATTCGTGATTCCAAGGGGTGATGTCGGTGCGACAGGTTCTGCAGCTACGATTGCTGTCGGTACGACGACAACGGGAGCCGCAGGATCGGACGCTTCGGTGACAAATTCGGGTACGACTTCCACTGCGGTTTTTGATTTTACAGTTCCGAAAGGTGACCAGGGTATTCAAGGTATTCAAGGTATTCAGGGTGAAACGGGAACGGCCGCGACTGTCGCTGTTGGTACGACGACAACTGGAGCTGCTGGAACCAATGCGAGTGTCACGAACACGGGGTCTTCGTCGGCTGCGTCGTTTGATTTTACCATACCGAGAGGTGATACAGGTGCTACAGGTCCCGCTGGAACGGTCGCGATAGGTACCACGACAACCGGAGCCGCGGGGTCATCTGCGAGTGTTACGAATACTGGAACTTCAACGGCTGCGACCCTAGAGTTTACCGTTCCAAAAGGTGACCAGGGTATTCAAGGTGTTCAGGGACCCGCGGCAACGATCGCAGTCGGTACCACTACGACCAGCGCACCCGGTACAAACGGTTCCGTTACGAATAGTGGATCTTCTTCTGCCGCGGTTTTCGATTTTACAGTCCCGAGGGGGGCTGATGGAACCAACTACTTCACTTTGAGTGGAAGTGATATTTATAGGTCTACGGGGAACGTCGGCATCGGAGTGACAGATCCAGATAGTAAATTGGAAGTGAGAGGGAATATACGCGCTTCATTCGATGACACTAACCACGGTATGTTCATAGATGCTGGTGGAACTATTCTACGTGATTACGGGGGGAACGGTGCGGGGCTTCATTTTACCGCTAACCAAATATTTCCAACCAATTATTTAGGTGCTTACAGTGCGGGTGGTATCGACCTCGGAAGCTCCACCTACAGATGGAATAATGTATACACGGAGGCTCTGAACGCGAGTGGAACTATTGATTCGACTGGAATAATCACTTGCAACGCCAATAAAATGGTCATTACTGGTTCTTCACCGACTTTATACCTTCGTGACAGCAATGCGCGCACTGGTATGATTCACCAAAATGATAATCGCATGTATTTCCTGTCAGGACCTGCCAATAGCGATTCTTGGGCACAGACTGCGAATAGTAGATGGCCTCTCTATTTACAAATGGATACAAACGAAGCTGTTTTTGGTGGTAATATCGACGCAGCAGTCGGCACTGTCACGGCGTCGACATTTAGTGCCACATCACAAGTTTATCTCGGCACCTCGGCGAGTATCCGTCAGACATCAACACCGGGGTGGACAGGTAACCCCGGAAGTGGGGTTGGCAAGATTGAATACCACAGCAATAGGTGGTATATCGTAGCGGGATCAAATAGTAGTGAACTTCTACGAGTTCGTCAAGATGGAAGTGATAAATTCGTCATCGATAACAATGGTTCGATTTCAGCGGGTACTGTTCCAGCTGCCAGAATAACTGGTCTAGGATCATATGCGTACAAGGGAGATAGTTCATATAATATCCATGATGGTTGGCTTCGTGAAAACGGTGATGATTCCTATGTCAAATTATATGGAAATTCAAGATCAATGGTATTCAGAACTGATGGAAACACCCAGTATGGTAGTAATGGTGGATACCCATTTGTATGGTTGTATGGGGGTGATGGGACTGGAAATCGCAGGATGTTGATTAATACATCTGGTCAGTTATGGATGTCCGACTACGGGTGGTTACATGACAAGTTTGCATATAAGGATGGATCCACGGCTCAAGACTTTAACAGTAAAGAATGTTATGTACAGAATTGGGTTCGAACGAGGGGTAATGCCGGGCATTATTGGGAAGGTTCCTCAAATGGTAGTGGTTGGCACATTTACCCTAAAGATAGGGCCGATATGTACATGAGAACCGGTAGTGGTAACGGTGGTTTAGCATTTTGTATCGCAAATGACACAGTACGTGGGTATATTCATTGTACAACCTCAAACGAAATAGGATTTCTGAATTCGGGTCGTAATTGGTCCCTTCGTATGGACAATGGTAATAACTGTCAGGTGTATGGGCGAATGCTTGCTAGTGGATACGTATACACACAAATGACTGCTAGATATTATAACGGTTCAGGGAACAACGGCGCGTACACCGGCAATCGACCAATAAGTGTATACGCAGAACATCACATGAGGTGTTCTGAATTGCAAGTGACAAGTGATCGTCGCATTAAAACAGATATTGTAGATGTCGATGACGGATCTGCATTAGAATTGCTTCGTAAGATACAACCTAAAACATATGGATACGTAGACACAATGGAAAAGGGAACTAAACGCGTTTTTGGGTTCATCGCACAGGAAATAAAAGAGTTGATACCAGAAGCTATTGATGTGAGTGAAGGGGACCTACCAAACATATATGGACATGCTACTGTCGATCATGAACATAATACTATTACATTCAGAGATTTTGACACAAGTAATTTGAATCAAACGGATAGTATCATATACATCGACCAAGATGATAAGAGACAGACTTTGAAGATAAAGTCGGTACTAAATTCTACACAACTTGAAATAGATGAAGATCTTGAAAAAATCGTAGAAGCTTTCCAAACATCCGAATTAGAAGAATATAAGTTTACAGGTGAAATATTCATATGGGGACAACACGTTGACGATTTCCATCATCTCCAAAAATCTGCCATTTTCACAGTGGCTACGGCAGCCCTCCAAGAAGTGGACCGACAACTCCAAGCCGAAAAAGAAAAAACGAAAAACCTCGAAACACTCGTTCTATCTTTGATTACACGTGTACAAAAACTAGAAACGCGATAGTCTTATTCGTAAAGGCGGACAATTAAAAATGTATTTCTGTATCAGTATGAAACTCCATGAATTTAAGTATCATTGGAAAACGATACGCGATGAATTCAATAAGTTACCGGATCCTACAGACCATAGGTGGGTAAAAGAAGATGACGCGCCCGGGTTTTTAAAATGGTTCATCTGGATGGATAATAAACCGTTACGCGAAGAAAATTTATGTCCCAAGACGACAAACCTCGTGCGAAATTTACATGAGGACATACAGTTTGCTGCATTTTCGGTATTCATGGGTAAATGTGGTTTAGCACCACACACCGATACAGAAGACAATAACGAAACTTACAAGTGTACGTACCATCTCGGTATCAGATGTCCAGATAAATGTTTCATACATCATTCAAAAGATGGTAGAATGTATGAACGTGACGGCAAAGAAATTATATTTGACAACAGATACGTACACTACGCTAAAAACGAATCTGAAAAAGGTCGTGTGATCTTTTACATGACATTAAATCACGATAGACCGGATATAATGACACGTGTCAAACGACTATTCACTTAAAGATGTGCCGCGTGTATAAAGTACAATGTCCTGCATTGCTGCCCTCAAGCCTATCGTCACCGTAAAGCCCACGTCTCGGTCCAGGACCAGGTCCACCAAGACCCGCGCATCCAGAGGAACGCCTCTCACGAAGGTTGATCGTCCGAATGATTTCCTCTCCATGGCCGAGCGTGTCAATGGTCGCGCGGCTATGATCGGGTTCACGTCTGCGCTCGTCGACGAACTCGTGACAGGACACTCCCTCAGTACGCAGTTCCAGGAACACATCGGCCTCACCGTTGCTGTGACTGCGCTCACCTTTCTCGGTACCGCCGTTAACCCCGGTGATGAGGGCTATGTCCGGGGTCCTTGGAAGCCCGAGACTGAGCTTCTCAACGGACGTCTCGCGATGATCGGAATTCTATCGCTTCTTCTGACCGAGTCGATCAATCCCGGAACGCCTCTATTCTGATACTTAAAAATAAAAACGTAGTATAATATAAAATGTCTGGCGGTATTGCCCAACTCGTTGCCATTGGTGCTCAGGATGCCCATATCGTGGGTAAGCCAGAGGTTTCCTTTTTCCGTTCCACGTATAAGCGTCATACAAACTTTGCGCAAACCGTCGAGAAGCAGGTTATCCAGGGTAACCCTTCCACGAATGGTATGTCCACTGTGCGATTCGAGCGTAAAGGTGACCTCGTCGGTTACGTGTACATCTCCAATCGGACCCCCCAGAACCTGACCCGCACCGCGTGGAAGGGGCAGATCCAAAAGGTTGAACTTCTCATCGGTGGTCAGGTCATCGACACACAGACATCGGAGTTTTCCCAAGACATCGCGCCCGCCC